GCTTTCTTCTTTGTCTTAGCCACAGTAGATTTACCTGGTGTATTAGCTGCACTAGTTTCTTTAAACTCAGCAGTAGGTGTTATCGTAATAATCGGTTCTTCTTTCGCCGGTACAGCAGTAGCCACAGGAGGTTTTGTTTCTTCTGGTTTTGTACCAGCTGCTGCAACAGGTGGTTTTGTAGCAGCGGCGTTCGCTGCATCGATTGCCTGCTTGCCTGCAATGGCGTTAGCATTAGCTATTCTTTTCGCCAGTTCAGTTCCGGCAGAGCGTTCATAGAACTTGTCAACGATTGCAGCAGCTTCTGCCGCAGTCTTTGCATTTTTCAGCAAGTTGCCGGCCTTTTTCTCTGTTGTCTCTAATTCATGTAGCACAAAATCCATCTGCTCATCAAGAGTAGCATACATGACTTCTTTACCGTATTTCTTCTTGAAAGCTTCAAGACGTTCGCCGCGCCATTGTGCAATACCTTGAGCGCCTTCTAACTGATTTCTGGCAGTAGGATTCATTCCACTTTCTTGTTGCAGATTTCCCACTAAGCCTGCTGCCTGTTCCTTAGTGTAACCAGCAGCCATTGCCTTTTCCATGCCCTTCTGACCGTTGCTAGAAGTTGATCCAGTGGCATCTCCGCCACCACGGCCTCCACCGCCACCACCGGCAGTTCCGCCGGTTCCGCCTCCGCCTCCGGTCGACATGCCACCTAATGCGTCTGAGGCTTCTTTCAGTGCCTTGGTAAATGCCAGAGTTACTTTAGTCATTTCGACAAAGGACCCGGTTAACTTCATGTTAACGTCTTTATCGCTTTCTTTGTCTTTATCAGTGAGTAGGTCACCGCCGACTTTACCGACTTCTTTTCCTAACTTACCGCCACCATATGCACCGATTAGTCCGCCTAACAAACCGCCGATAGCTGTACCGATGCCCGGTACAATTGCAGTACCTATTGCTGCACCCATTGATGCACCAGCCCAGCCGCCGCCTGCTGTACCGACACCTTCACCAATAGCTCCGCCCTTTTTTACATTGCCCTCAGCGTGAGTTATCTTGCCAGCCCGTTCTTCATCTGCGGCCTCGTTATATCCTGTTGCTGCTTGATAGACACCGCCAGCAACAGCTAACGGTACTGCAAGTTTGCCGGCAACTTTAGAAACTTTGCCCATCGGGCCTGCCATCTTACCCAGAGTAGTTGATTCTGCTCCGGCAAGTTTTGCGGCATCTGCGGCCTGTCTTGCTGCCCGTTCAGCTATCTTCTCCTCGGCGGTCATTAAGAAGCCGGGTTTTACTGCGGCTGCGCCGCCTTCAGCAACCTTTGTTGCGACTGGTAGTGCAGCTTTTGCAGCACCTTCGGCTACTTTTTCTGCTACTGGAATTGCTGCTTTCGCCGCCTTTCCAAACCCCAGAGCTCCACCAAGTGCTTTGGCCCCGGTTACAAGAGCCTTAGAGCCTTTGACTGCGCCAGCACCCAATGCTAAGGTGGCCAATACTCCTAATGACAGAGCAATAGCAGGTAAATATTTGTTAATGGCTGCTAGAAACTCATATTGTCGCTTCATCTCAGCAATTAACTTATCAACATATTTAAATTCAAAAGCTGAAGCCATATCAGATAGTCTCTGCGCTGCTAAACTCAATTCGATTCCTGCCAGACGAAGTTTTTCCTCAGGATCACCTGTCCTGTTTGGGGTTGTGCCTGCTACTGCACCAGTCACATCCTGTCTAACTTCTTTTCTGACACCTTGTCCGTAATCCGGTAGACCCTGCCTTCTTGTAAATTCTGCAAGCGACTCTGAGTTTATACCGAGGGTTCTATTAGTTAAATCTTGATTCGCAACTAATCCGAATGTGCCTCCGTATGTAGGAATATTATCGCGTATTCCCTGTGATATGGCACGTGCCATATCACCGCCGGTATATGTTCCTTCAATAGTTTTTTGGATTACATTATTTAAACTGGGAATCATCAACGACATTTGTGTGTCCAGGCTAACTCCCTCAGTTGCAATACCCTTTGCCGCGACTGCACCCTGTTCAGGGCCCCACTTTCTTGCCTCAGTGACAGCCAAGACAGACTGATCTTCTCTCCTTTTGAGAGCATCACGTTGATTTTCTAATTCTTTTCTCTCTGCTGATCCCAATGAACTATCTTTTAATCTTTCCTCAATCTTCAGACGTTTCTCGCCCAACTCTATCATTTTGAGTTGGAACTGCCATTGCGAAGTTGCCTGCTCCATTAATGATTTTGCCTGATCACGTTGTAAACCAGTGACACTGGTCAACTCATTAATAGTAACAAGGTACTCATCCATCGACTTTTTAAGAGAACCGTCGCGCTTCATCTGCTCAGTTATTACTCGACCGGACATCATTTGTAGTTTGATAAAGTCTGCGTTTGACTGAGTTACTTCTCCGATGGACATTCCCATCGCTTGATAGTTCAAACGTTGTTCATCTGTCATCTCGGTCAGTTTAGCAAATTCTGCTACACCGCCATTAACTGATGCACTTAGACCGATTATATCAACACCGAGTGACTTAACTGCCTTAGCATACCCCTTCATGTTCATTGAAGTATAGCCGGCGTCCTTACCGAACTCAAATATCTGTTCGGAAGTTAATTTGCCTACTGCTCCGAAGCTGGCGAGTTCATCCTTTGCATCCAACAAACTTTGACCATACTCCATGACACGCTTTTGCTGTGCAGTAATAGCTTCAGTGAATAATCCTAGTATAAGTCCGGTCTTTCCGCCAAGAGATTTTGCCAAGTCAGTTATAGTGCTCCCGACCATACCAACTGCGCCGTCAAACTTGGTGATGTTCGTTCCCGCTGACAGAGCAGCCGAAGCAAATGCTTCTATGCTACGTACGGTGTTACTTGCTACGTTGTTCCATCGTTCTTGCTCCCTATAAGCGTCGGCTAATGATTTAGTATGTGCGCGTTGGCTGTCAGTATCTGCCTTAACAGCACTGGTGTGAGTGTTATAATTAGTTCTTACTCCGGTTATGCTGGCGCCCATCATACTGAGTGACCGTTGCACTTCATACAATGACTCGTTGAACATTCGAACCTGTTCAGGATCTAAATTATTTTCTGGCATATTTTACCCACTAAATAGTATTAGTATTTAGTATCGGGAAACCAGTACGATCAAACAAGGAAAATAAATGGCAATCGAAAACAACCCTCTAAAGCAATACTTTCGTCGTCCGGCGATCTATCTCAAACTGCCGAGCGGCGGTAAAGGTTACCCGGCCGGCGTAGTGAATGTCACTGAAACCGGTGAGTTGCCAGTATACCCGATGACTGCTATAGATGAAATCACAGCCAAGACCCCGGATGCCCTATTCAACGGGACAGCGGTAGTAGAAGTTATCAGGAGTTGCGTACCCGACATTCTTGATCCTTGGAGCATCAACAGTGTTGATCTTGATGCAGTTCTTATTGCAGTGAAGTCTGCTACAGGCGGCAATGAATTAGAGGTCAGTTCTATTTGTCCCAAGTGCCAAGAAGAAGCGAAGTACGGAGTTTCCCTTGTAGGTCTGCTGACCAATCTGAAGTCCGGTGACTATGAAAAAGAACTACCTATCAATGATCTTATCTTCAAGTTCCGGCCACTAACGTTCAAAGAAATGAATCAAGCGAGCCTTGGCCAGTTTGAACTTCAGCGTATGTTTGCTATTATTGAGAGCATAGACTCCGCTGAGGAAAAGAACAAGAAAACAAAAGAGGCTCTTGCTGCGATAACAGATACAACAATGCAGGTATTATCACATACGATAGAGTACATCAAGACACCAGCGGCATTTGTTGATAATAACGAATTTATTTTGGACTTCATCCGAAACTGTGACAAAAATGTTTACACCCAGATTAGAGATTACAACGGCAAGTTGAAACAACAGTCTGAAGTTAAACCACTAAGGGTTAAATGTGCCAGTTGCGAACATGACTATGAGCAACAGTTCACATTGAACACCGCAGATTTTTTCGAATAAGGCTTTTGAACCTCAAGCCCGAAGGGGTTCAAAAGCTGATAGATGGAATGGAAAAAGAGTGTGCTGAAATAAAACGGAACGCACTCAGTATGTCTTGGTACATGCGGGGCGGTGTGTCTTATGAAGACGTCCTTAACATGTCCGAAGACGAACGCAAACAAATCAATGAGATTATTAACTCTAATCTTGAGGTAACGAAGAACAGCAAGCTCCCGTTCTTTTAATATCAGACTCTTCGGAGTCTTTTATTTTGGATGTTTGACATGAATTAATGGTCATCCAGACGTAACTATTCATTTATCAATTCATTCAGTCATCCAGAGATGTCTAACGACATCTAATCCCTTCGCTATCGCTCGGGATTAAGTTTTATTCTTTTTTATTCTTAATTTATTCTTTTGCTATTAGGAATAATATACAGTCCTTCAACTTGGAGCCATGGTAGTGCTTTTTTAGGCACTACCATAGGAAAAAGTTTTCAACCCCTCACCTCTGTTGTCTGTATCCCAGATGATTAGGCGTCTACTATCATCCGCTACCGGTTGCCCTATAAAGTTTTTATGGATCTGTAGTAAGAGTAATATGAGTAAAGTCATCATATCCCCTCAGCAACGCGCATTTCATAGTATCAAGACAAAGTACCTATGAACTTGCTCAGGGTTCGCAATCTGCCAAGCGAGAGCCCTGTCGGTATTCCCTGGGCTTTTCTCACTGACCACCTCCTGCTTTTTAATGCGCTTGATGATACCCAGGCTATACTCCAGAATCTGACGGCGTGTAACTTTCAACGCAACCTCAAGGAGAGTAGAACTATTCTACTAGACGAATTGTGAGTGCCGGATGATTATTGACTTGGTGTCTGTTTGCGGTCCGGGAGTTAATCCCCCGGGTGACTTGGTGTCTGTTTACTTATGCCGGAGAATCCCGGCCGATTTATTTCTTCATCTTCGCTTCTTCTAATGTCTCAACTGCGGGCAGATATTTCACTCCCGAAATCATTCCATTGAAATATTTTCTGGTACCATCTGGTAATCGTGCCCGAAGAACATCTTCTGTTACTTGATATCTGACCTCAGCATACACAAGCGATCCGCGCGTAGAGTGAAGCGATTCAATTTCAAATTTGAATGCCGCTTTACCTAACTTAGCGATTGCCTCGTTGATATGTGTGGATGAACTTGTGTAAGTCTTCCAATCGTTTTCAGTGATGACCATTTTCTTCCTCTTCTTTCCTTTTACTGACTTGCGACAGTAACTATGAAACTGTTTCTTACCGATGTATTCTTTGCCTGTGGCAATCTCGGTGATTCTGTAAATGAAACCGAACCACTCATCAATGTTGAAATCATGAGGGAACTCCCAGTGACCTTTGTCCATGCGAGATATTTAGTGTCCCTGCACTGCATTAGTAGTTTAATCACGTTTTTCTTTTTTGAAATTAGCCATATTAGCGGGGAAACTACTCATCTTGTCATCACATATATATTTACATACATAGAACGGGGTGTCACTGGTCCAGCTTTTTACAAGGCCGGCAAAATTATTAGCAGACAATGAAGCAGGAAGCGACTTCCCTCCTATATATTCTGGTCCTAAATAGCAACACGGTATCACTTCGCCGTTCGCAGTTACGAACATGCTATTTTCTTTTAAGGCAGCACAATGTATCATTTATATTTCTCCCCCTTTGGTGGCCGGATATGCTTCACGTTCGGCCACGCATCGAACCTACAACTTACTTTTTCTTGGAAGTGCGTAAACCCTAGTGCATACGCCATTTTTCTTGCAGAGTCCACCTGATGCTCGTTATGTTCAAACACCAAAAAATCCCAATGAGCATTTCCCCCTGCCTTAATAAAGTTGCAGGCGTTCTCTATTATTTTTTCGAAATTGGTATTTACTCGGTAAATGTGGTTGGTATCAGCTAACCCGTCTATGCTGAACACGCAGCTCCTTTGCGGACCGGTCAAAACTTCACCCAACCTGAACCACCATTCTTTGGTGCGCAACCCACCGTTTGAATTCATTCGCAACTCTATGTTAACATTTATTTTTTTAAAATGTTGAAAAATTTCAATAGTATCATTGGCCGCCGCCGGGTCGCCGTAGTTACCACACATAAACATATAATCAAGATTTCGTATCATATCGTCGCCGAATAGGGTCTTGACTTTTTCCAGTGATAATGACATATTAGGAACATTCTTTTTAAAAGAAGGTTTGGCGCGTGGACACATGGGACACTCAGCATTACATACACTGCTGGTTTCCATGTGTAAAACTTTTATATTATTCACATCAAACATCAATCCATCTCCGTTGAAGTATTGTATGAAGTGAATCCACCTTCTTTTACCACCTTGAGAACACTGGGCACACGCCCTGCAAGTTCTTCACGATGGCTGACAAGCCAGATAGACTTTTGACGACGGCGACTCATATCCTTAAGAATAGCGATAGCATTTTCAACACCCATAGTGTCAAGCCCGCTGTCGATCAACTCATCAATGAACAAAGTATTGACTGGCTTGTATAGATTTTCCCATACATCACGGAACGCAAACGACAATCCAAGAATCAGACGATTACGCTCACCCCTAGAAAGATTATCAAAGTCAAGTTCACGACCCAACTCAGTAATCTCAACATTCAGATCATTCTTGAACACAACTTGATGGGGAAGCCCGATCTTGTCAAGATAGTGCGTCAGTCGTGCGTTAAGGAACGACAGATTTTGATCAATGATCTTCTTACGAACAAACGAATCCTTGCTGGTCAGTAACTCCAAAAGAAATTTCTGATGTTCCATAGTCTTTGTCAGTGCGTTCATCGTGTCAAAGTTCGTCACCTGAAGCGCCTTCTGCTCCATATCAACAATCTGTTCTTCATACGGATCAGTCTCACCACTCTTACTCTCAATCTGCGTCAACAGATTAGCAACAGTGGAGCTATGCGTAACCGCTTCTGCTTCAGTATCGTAAACAGTGACTGGTTGCTTGCTCGGTGTAGTCACACTTGGCAGCAGTTCTGCTGCTTGATCAGCATAAGGGTCAGCTTCGTTCTGCTTATCAACAATCTTCTGCTTGATACCTTCAAGTTCGCTGGAGTGTTTGAACGCTTCTGCTTCTGTTTTATACAAAGTCGATGGCATCTTGCCCAGTTCGACCTTATTCTCGCCTAGATGAACAAGAGTATCAAGCGATATGTTATGACTGTCAACAGCAATCCGTAACGATTCTTCTTTAGCAGTAAGAACGACAGTATGTTGATCATCGTGTAGTTCTTGACCACAGGCATAACACTTGTGTTCGTGAAGTTGCGCGATTTCTGCTTCAAGTTTCTTTATCTCTTTATCATATCTGACACAATCACCGGTTGCCCGCTTGATATCAGCGTCTTGAGTTGCTTTATCTTTGACACGCTGGTTGTACGCGGTGACTAGAGAGTGATTTTTTAGTTCAGCGTCAATGTCGATTGAGTTCTTTTTGTCATAGGTCTTCTCTAACTCAACAATATCTTTTTGATTCTTCTCGAACCAAGCAGTAGAACGGGCAACGAGTGCGGTGTAGTTCTGATTGATCAGCTTGTTTTGATTGTATACGACCAAATCTTTATGTGCTTGTAGTTCAGCGACAATATCTATTTTAGCCAACGCATCGTAAGTAGTCACAAACCCAGCAAGATCAGCTTCTTTTTTAGTGATCCACAGCCGTTGCCGGCGTTTAAGTCCTTCGATCTGTTCAAGAATACGCTTGTTAGCCTCTTCGACCGCTTTGATTCGGAACTCTTCAGTCCTGATAGCATCTTTGCTGTCGGTCATCAGCTTCTTGACAACTTCAGCTTTCTCACTGAGGATAGTGATGCCAAGTAGTTGTTCGATGATTGCGCGTTGGTCACCCGAACCCATTGCCAGAAAAGGCTTCGTATAAGTGTTCAGTGCGATGATGTGCTGGAACATGTCAGCCGACATATTGATAACACGCTCAATCGCTGCTTGCGTTTCCCTGTTCTCACCTTGGGCAGCATCTTCTTCTTGTTTTTGTAGAGTGCTGTTGACATAGAAACGCAACAGGTTAGGCTTACGCCCACGCTCAATCTTGTATTCAATCCCATCTACACTGAAAGTCAGCGTTACCAACATGTTCTTGGCGTTAGTCCTGTTAACAAGATTGTCTTTACGAATAGAGTTGATGGGTACCCCGAACAAGGCATAAGAAAGACCCTGAATTAACGAGGTCTTGCCTGTGCCGTTACGCGCACCATCACCACCTAGATCAAGATTCTCACCAAGAATCAGGGTCAGATCAGTGCGGTCAAAGTTGACAGCCTGAGTACAGGCCCCCACGCTTAAAAAGTTGCGTATTGTAATATCCTTGAGCAATATCATATAGTGTTGTAGATTTCCAGTAGAATTTTCTTGTCGTAAGTCTTTGATTCGATGGCGTTAATCTGATCCAGAACGATCTGATCAACAGATTCAAACTTAATCTCACCTGATGCCGCACCTTCTGCTTGTTGTTCAACGCGCATAGGAATAAGAGCCATCTCTCGTAGATTATACTCGGGAATCAGTGTTTCTCTGATGAAATTGGCTTCCTCGTAGCTGATATCAATGTCAAGATGAACACGGACATGAGTATTGGGCAGCAATAACTCTTTCGTTTTCTCAAGAATATCGCTCAACTTATGAACACGATACTTGGGTTGATCGGGCCATGAATGAAACTCGGGAGTTTTACCCCAATCAAGTATCATCATGCCCCGGGCATCATCGTTTGCGTCAGCATAGTTATGAGGGAACGCATTGCCAATGTACCAGATGTTCTTTTTTGCCTGTCGCTTATGAAAGTGACCGCTGAACACTGTGCCTGTAGAACCAAAGTCATCAAGACTGATCAACCCGTGATCGGGCATCTCAATCGAAGCGTTCATCAGAAAGTAGGGCAGTTCGAAGTGTCCAAAGGTGTAAGTTGTCTTGATCTTTTTGATCGTGCTGAGGTCATCACCGACCATCCATGGACAAAGAGTGACATCACCTTCAGAGAAAATGTCGTTAATCACTGTCACATTGGGCAGATACCCGGCCCAAGCAACCGAATGAATGTCTCGCTTCTCCCTGTAAAAACTGTCATGGTTGCCCACTATAATAAAAACATTATTAAATGCTGAATTTAATAATTCTAAACATTGCATGGAATAGTGAAGGGAGTGTACATTGATACTAGCTCGGTGATTATGCCAATCACCCACCATGATACAGGTATCACATCCCTCTTCTTTTGCCTTTTTTATAAACCATTTAGTAAAATTCAGGCAATCGTCATTATGTTGTTGGCTATTGCTCTTGAGACCCACATGTAAGTCTCCGAAAACTGCTGCTTTTTTGAATAGATTAGACATTCCTTATTGTACTACAGGAGTTGATGTAAAAGCAATATGCTTGGGTAATATGATAAATAGTAGTGAGAGCCACGAGTTTGCACCTCCGCCCTCTCTAATGCTAAAAAGGAGCACCAGCATGACTATTTATTCAAAACGAGGACCCACTCGTTTATATCGCAAAGTCTATATTCAACACTATGGCCCTATACCAAAAGAGGAGAACGGCCGTAGTTATGAAATACACCACATAGACGGTGATCATTCTAATGATGATCCGAAAAATCTAATAGCTGTAACCCTTCAGGAACATTATAACTTACATCTGTCTCAAAATGATTATGGGGCATGTAACTTATTAGCCAAAAAATTAAAAATGTCCCCTGCGGAGATTTCCGAAATCGCTAAATTGGCGGTGCAGCAGCAAATCATTAATGGTAATCATAATTGGTCTAAACAAGGTAGCGAAAACGCAAATTATGATCACAATGAATATGGGTTTGAAAATATTCTCACCGGTGAGATTGTTAGTATGACGCAACAAGCTTTTTACAAAAAGTACGATTTAAGACAAGGTAATGTTTCCTGGATGGTCAATGGAAATAAAAAGTCATGTGGGTCATGGAAATTAGTAGGGGCGCCCACTCCGCGCCAAATGACAGCCCATACCTTCTTTAATAGATATACCGGCGAATTCATAACATTGACCCAAGATGAATTTGTTAAGCGATATAAGTTGAACAGAGGGCACGTGTGTCAACTCATCAAAGGTAGCCCCAAAGTATTATCTGTTAAAGGATGGATACTTCATTCTTCATAATGACTTGAACTTGTAGACTGGCGCGACCATGATGGCGACAATCCGGCTATTTCTAGTATATCGTCCCGAATATTTTGATTTCGTTTTTCAGTGTTAAGAACACGACAGAATGAGTTGGTGATGACTGCGGTGTAGAACGCAAACGGGTTTGCGGATTTCGCCTCATTGAATCGAAGGCCGACGTATGTAAGTTGAAGGATAGCTGAGTTTTGCATCTCGTCACGATAAGTATATCCTCGCCAGTTATACTTCATAGCATACTTTTCGCACATCATAATATACATTCGGGCAAGTTTGTTAGTTACCTGTCCATGATCTTTATTGAACGTGCCTGATTCCATGTCACCGTCCCAGTGCGACTTGCCTACGCAGCAGAAAGAATTGTTTGCGTCGATCTTGTAATGCTGAAACGGGGGAAAGTTGACCTTAACGTGAACCATATCGTCAACTTCATCTTTAGTCGTGGGGTCTTCCAGATCAATAAACAGAGCATTTGGATCCGGTTCCTCAAACTCAAAAATATCTTTTGCTGTTTTCTTTTTAACTGACTTACGTGGTTGTTTGGGAGCGACCGGTACATGATCCCAAGTCATAATTCGGAACACCAGATCAGCAACAGGGATAGTAAGTGGGTCAGTTGTCCCTTTTGCTGCTCCTGCCTCTACATCTAAAAATGCTGCCCTAGTTTCTCTGGCCAGTTGAATAGATTCGGGCTTAAAAGCATACTCAAAGCTATCTGGTAAAGCAGAATGCGGCATATCTACAATGAAGTCGTATCGATTATATTCGGGTTTGGTGAAATGACAATACGCAGTTTTACTTGAATGGATTTCCTTTAGAATATCTTTATTATTTAGGTAGTTGACTCTCTTGACCGGAGTAGGTAGTAGTGACATAGTTCTCCTTATTGTTATACTTATACGAGTATAACACATCCGGCCCGATAATACAAGCCTTGAGTAAAAATAGTGGTATTTTATTCTGATAAATACATAAGTAAAGGCTAAACGCAAAATGACCACATTTAATGAAGCACTGGCGCAGACAAAAACCCAATTAGATGCTGCTACTGCGGCCGCTGCGGCGGCATTGGCAGCAGATGCCGCAGCAACATTAGCGTATCAACAATTCACAAAAGCGCACCCTACTGCTACTGCTACTGCCGCTGAATCCCAAACAGCAAGGCAATTGAATCTTGCTGCTGAAAATGCGAGTATTGCTTTGGCTGCTGCCGACGTACATCAGGATGCGATGACCTCGACATATAACGCGATTTTATCGTCAGTAAGTGCCGGCAAAGGAAATGATCCTGTTCCACTCGCCGCTGAAGCAACCCTATCTCCGCCAGTAACACCACTGATAACGGACCCATCTCCGCCGGCATCAATACCTGCGTCAAGTAATCCCTCTCAGGCATCACCAACCACGATACCTGTAGTAACCTCACCAGCACCACCTGCAGAAGTTCCGCCGGCATCTAATCCAGCACCAGTCACACCAACTGGTTACGAGTCTGTTACTAACCCGGTTCCTCCTGTTGTCCCGGATAATGAATTTGGCGCAACCGGCGCACTTGACAATGTTATTGCCAGCAATGCTGCAATAGCGGATGATCAGGCACTGGCCACACAAATTGCAGAGAATGCTAAGGCGCAGTTGATTTTAGATGAGCAACAAACTATATCACAAGATACACTAACTAACGCCGCCCCTGAACCGATTATTCCTACTGAGGATCCGGCAGTATTATTGCAGGAACAAATTGATTCAGAAGTAGTGGCATTTAAGCCATCCGGTGATTCGCAACTATATAATGCCACACAAGGTGCTGATGTACCGACTTCGTTTAATCGGGCAGTTGATTCGCAACTATATAATGCCACACAAGGTGCTGA